TTAACCTAAAAATAACTAAAATAATAAAAAATAATTAAGAAAATTTACATTCATTTTCTTCCAGTGCAACCAGCATCTTCGCAAATAACAACAAATCCCTTTTTCTTTTGTGTCTTTGCTTTTCTAGGAAGACGAGACTTTCGGTGTTTGCTCTTTCTGGCACCAGCCTTTTGTGAGCGTCTTACACCAGCTCTCTTGTCTCCTGTGTATCCACATCCACCTCCAGCACGCTGTGAACGACGTGATTTCTTTAAGCTTTTTCTTACTGGTTTGTTTTGGTTAACGTATGAACAGTTTCCTCCTGCTTTTTGACTTTTTCTTCCTGCCATTTTTTATATAATAACATAAGAAATAAATTATTTTGAATATTAAATAAAAATAAAAAATTATTCTGGAAATACTAGAAATACTAGGAAATACTAGGAAATACTAAAAATACTAGGAATTATCAGAAATACTAAAAATACTAGGAAATCTTAACTTAGCATTTCTATTTTACGCTTATCGCTTTTAAGAAATTCATAAAAGTCATCGACAAATTCAGAAAGAGGGTCTACAACATTTTTAAACCAGAATGTTTCATCCCATTCTATAGGAATTATATTCATTTCAGAACCATCTTTAGTTTTATAGCATTCAGCCAGATGAACGCACTTATGATTAAGCATAAACATATAGGCAAAACATTGAACTTTTTCATAATCACGAAGTTTTTTAAATAATCCCTTAACTCTATTCTTAATTTCTAGAACAGTTTTCGAACCATCAGGATTGTCAAATATTCCATCTATTTTGCCTCCTATACTCCATATATCAGGTTCTCCTTCAAATTCTTCTATAATAAATATATCATCGTGGAAATATTTATTTAGAGTTTCAACAGAATTTCCTGTAATACTTTCATATACTTTAACAGCATTAGTTTCATTTCTAGTGCCGAATCCAGTAAAAGCCACTGAATTCGCAGCTTTTTTAAATTCATCTTTTTGACTATCAGGAATTTGACTTAATACAGCATTTAATACAGCATCCTTTTTAGAATTCATTTTACCAGTGTCTTTTTCACGAGAAGCCATATAAAGCTTTGATAGCTCAGCCGCAGAAACATTATTTTCACGAGCAATTCTTTGAACAATTTCACTAGATGTTTCAGGTAATTTAGGGGTTTTATCACCAGACGCAATTTGAGATAAGATTCTTTCGTAATCTGATTTCCAGTGTTTTTTCCAGTATTTTACATATAATTCGGATTTATCACGATATGTATTGTGACCAGTTAATATTGCCAATTCACTAGCAGAAATATGAATATTCATTATAGAAATAATGAAAGAAACTTTTAAATAAGAATTTTAAAAAAGCAAAGATAATCAATTTTAATATTATATTTAAGTAATCCTATAATTTTGTAATTCAGTAATTTTCTATAAGGAATTATCTAAGACCGCGATAAAGGTAAAGCCCACTTGTTAAAAACCCAGCTCCAACAGCTAATCTGAGATTTGTTCTTGAGCATGGTGAAACCGGACAAGTATTTGACACACATGCATAGTCACTCGAAGATTCAATAGATGAATCCGGTGTGCATATTCTTTCCTGTCTAGGGCATCTTAAGGATGTCATTAATCCAGAAACAGTCAAAAATCCAACAAACGCACCAGTAGATAAGTCAACAGCTCTATCAAGATTAAGATTAAACATTTTTTAAAATTATTAGAATATTAAGTTTTAAGTAAATTTATTAATTTTAATTTTAATTTAATTTTTTATTTTTACTCAAAATTTTTTTCTATGCCTATAGTATAAAAAAATGGGAGGAGGATTAATGCAACTCGTAGCTTATGGCGCTCAAGATATCTACCTTACAGGTAACCCACAAATCACTTTCTTCAAGGTTGTCTATCGCAGACACACTAACTTCTCAATGGAAGCCATTGAACAGACCCTTAACGGAACTGTCGGAAATGGTAACAAGGTAACATCCACTGTATCACGCAATGGTGATCTTGTTCACAGAATGTATGTCCAGTTCAATGCAGGTGCTATTAATAATACTGCCTGTGCTAACTATAGTTCTGCCGCATTTGACTATGTTGAACTCGAGATCGGTGGTCAGCGTATTGACAAACACTATGGTCACTGGCTCGAAGTCTGGGCTGAACTTACAGAACCAAATACAGCAATGAAGTCACACACACAGGGTGCTGAAAACACAGGAACTCTTTTCCAGAATATGTCTGGTATGGGAGGCACATTTGGTAATGGCGCACCAACAGGCGTTCCTGTATTTGTTCCACTTCAGTTCTGGTTCAACCGCAATCCAGGACTTGCTTTACCACTTATTGCTCTTCAATATCACGAAGTCAAAGTAGCAATTCAGTTTCTTACTTTAGCTGCTGGTGGTTCAAATATTGACTCTTCAGGTATTTCACTTTGGGCCGACTATATCTATCTTGATACCGATGAAAGACGTAGATTTGCTCAGCAGTCACACGAATACCTTATTGAACAGGTTCAATATGAATCACATACAACCACCAGCTCAAAGGAATTAAATTTTAACCATCCAGTTAAGGAGCTTATCTGGGCTGGACCAGGAGCAACTCAACTAGGTACAGGCGCATCAAGAACTACACCACGCCAACTTACCGCAACAACATATCAGCTCAAGCTTAACGGACACGACAGAATGTCAGCACGCCCATTAACTTATTTTACAAGAGCTCAAGTATGGCAGCACCATAGTGGACCAGGTGGTATGGCTCCAGCAGCAACAACTAACACTCTTGCTGACTCAATTGCTGTATACTCATTCGCACTCAAGCCAGAAGAACATCAACCATCTGGAACATGCAATTTCTCAAGAATTGATAACGCAAGACTTGTATCAACAGGAAATGCAGATGCGCTTGATGTTTATGCTGTTAACTACAACGTTCTCCGTGTAATGAGTGGTATGGGTGGTCTCGCCTACTCTAACTAAAACCTTTTTTTATAAAAAAGTTTAATCAAAACAATTTTTCATTTCAAATATTTTTTAGTTTGATTTAAAGTTTAATTTAAAGTTTAATACTTTAATAATTAATTTTTATTTTTTCTCAAAATTTTTTTCTTTGCCTATAGTATAAAAAAATGGGAGGAGGATTAATGCAACTCGTAGCTTATGGTGCTCAAGATATCTACCTTACAGGTAACCCACAAATTACTTTCTTCAAGGTTGTCTACCGCAGACACACTAACTTCTCAATGGAAGCCATTGAACAGACCCTTTCTGGATCCGTTGCTTTTGGAAATAAAGTAACAGCCACTATCTCACGCAATGGCGACCTTGTTCACAGAATGTATTATCAGTGGTCTTTAACTGTTGATGGTAATAATGAAGATTCCTGCGCTAACGTTGGTTCCGCTATGTTCAAGGAAATTGAACTCGAAATTGGAGGCCAACGCATTGACAAACATTACGGTCACTGGCTTGAAGCATGGGCTGAACTTACAGAGAAAAACGAATCAATGAAGGTTGGTCAAAAGGCAGTTGGTTCAACAACTGCTACTAATGGAACTCTTTTCCAATGTATGTCTGGTATGGGTGGTTTAGAAGGAACTGCTGATCATACTACTAATTTTGGAACACACTATACACCACTCCAATTCTGGTTTTGCCGTAACCCAGGTCTTGCTCTTCCACTTATTGCTCTCCAGTATCATGAAGTTAAGGTTATTACTACTTTAGAAACAGGCGCATTTGTTCTTGGTAATAATACCGCACCAATTAATGCTCCAACTGTTTCACTTTGGGCTGACTATATCTACCTCGATACAGATGAAAGACGTAGATTTGCTCAGCAGTCACACGAATACCTCATTGAGCAAGTTCAATTTCAAGATTCAGCTACTGTTTCAACTTCACACACACTTAACTTTAATCATCCAGTTAAGGAACTTATCTGGACTGGTCGCACAACATCTGCTAATGCTACTGCTAATACAACATTAGGTCCATCAACTCACCTTGCTCTTGCTTCAGGTAACTACAAACTTAAGCTTAATGGTCATGACAGATTCTCTGCTAGACCACGTGAATATTTCACAAGAGCTCAGGTCTGGCAGCACCACAATGGTCCAGGAGGTATGACCGTTTCCCAGACTGCTCCAGCTCTTTTAGATTCAATTGCTGTATACTCATTCGCACTCAAGCCAGAAGAACACCAGCCATCTGGAACATGCAATTTCTCAAGAATTGATAATGCCATTCTTGAATCACCATCTGATTCTCTCTTCATTTATGCTGTTAACTACAACGTTCTTCGTGTAATGAGTGGTATGGGTGGTCTCGCCTACTCTAACTAAAAACTTTTTTTATTAAAAAAGTTTAGACAAAAAAAAACTTTTATAAAAAGTTTAAACAAAAAAAAAACTTTTAGAAAAAAGTTTAAACAAAAAAAAAACTTTTAAAAAAAGTTTAGACAAAAATAATATACTTTTTCATTTCAAATATTTTTTAGTTTGATTTAAAGCTTATTACTTTAAAAATCATATAAGATTATCTTAAAATTAACATATACACATATAAACAAATAAATTCTAGCAATGTCAAATAATAAT